CCGAAACCATACTTCCTCGGGTGCATTCCTCTAAACATGTAAGAAGTTGGGTTCGTGTCAGCTGTGGGCGGTACAGGTGGCATTGCCACTGACACGTCATTAGCCGCGTAAACTGTGTGTCTCCCATCATGTTTAGGGTGGGCGTAATCTAAATCATGCCCATTCCACCTAGCCACGACTCCATGCGCCCAAATATCGTTGTAATTCATGGCATCACGCCAATTTCCGCAATCATATTTCTTGACCATTGGGTTGGTGGAAAATATCGTCCCATAGGGTGTTGAATTTTGCAATGTACCCGGTAGTCCTGTGATCATAGCAACGCCGCTGGGAGCTACCAGCTTATTCATCACCACATAATTAGGGTCAACGTCATACCCGTGCTCACGCGCTTCGACTATGTTCACATTACCGAACTTAACCCTTATTCCGTAGTGGTCTGATAACCCACCAGGGATATAAGTTGCTGTGCCAGGGAACAGGGACTTTCGTATACCCGTACCCAGTATGGCGCTTACGATAGCATCGGACCGCAAATCCGCGCGGATTTCAGCATCATCTGGTTGCATGAGCTTGCGGTGTAGGTCATACACATCAAGCGCATTGTTCCTAGACATAAATTCACCCCAGTACCACGCCGTGTTGCACAACATGCTGGGCGCTATCAAATCCGACTGGATAGAATTGGTAGAATCTTTGTAGTCCTCCAGTGCTGTAGCAGTCAGACTAACAGCCTCACCATCTAAAAAGCATTGAAAGACCGCCCTCTTCAGACCCAGTGCAGGCAGTACAAGTCTCCGGGGTACGTAGGTCCACCAATGAGACTCTACTGTCTCTGTTGCTGGTTGGCACACCCAGTATTTCAACAAGTTCTTGGCCGCCAGTGATTCTTCGTACCAACGGTGGCTCTTTACAAGTTTATTATATAGGGATAGTATTTGTGTTGGCGTTACAGCCTTGTTTATACTACCGATGCGTCCAAGATACACGCCACGAATACTATCATGCTCTAGTCCAAACTGTAGGTCCTGATCAATCAAGAACGGCGAACATCTAAGGTTACCATGCAGACACCAGTCTAGCAAAGCTGACTCTTCTTCAGTTAGGTTAGTCATATTTAAATGGCCCTTCCATGCTGATAGCGATTCTATCAATGCGTCAGTGTCTTGTAGGCCCGGCTTCTCTGCTTTGATGTACATAGAATTGTGAATAGCCCAGTTGAACTTGTCATGACGTAAGTAACGTCCCCTAACAAAGCCAAAGTGATCACCAAAGTGTGTACCGCTCGTACTGTGCCCATCATTGTAGCTGTACATGTTCCAAACCTTCAGCCTCATCTCCAGCATGGGTTCTTCAGTCCTGTGCAACCATAGTGAAGCCGCATCCACCAAGTACATCATCCTGTGGTCGTTTGCGGCACAACCGACTCCATCTTGTCCTTCTTTTAACATTTGAGAAAAGAGGGGTACCTTTTGGTCGATTTGTGCGTCTTCGATCTGCTGCACCTGTGTCCTGGTCAACTTTTTTATGTGGTCGCTCACATTCATACGCTTATCAAACTCTAGAGTATAGTATTTCATCAACATACATACCAGTAACGAGGTTGAATTGTCATAAAAATCCTCTGCTACTGCATAGTTGAAAAGCTTGTTCAAACGCGGTTCTTTAAGATCTACGCTAGTATTAATCTCACGCAGATGTTTAACTACGGCTGCTGGGTTTGGTGTGCCATTCGAGTCGAGGACCGCTTTGTTCATGCCGTAATAAGAGTGTGATCTCACTAATAACTGGAGTTCACTGCGTACGCCATACACAGTGCCTTTTGAGACACAAGGTGAAGCGTTACGCATCAAATAATTGCTGAACAGCTTGTCAGCATCCTGAGTGCTCAGAACGTCAGGTATGCACTGGTCTACACCAGCCTCATGCACCATCTTCTGGTGCTGGATGTCGCGCTGCGGTTCTTCCTTGTCTCCGACAGCTACCAAGTTTAACTTCAGGTCTGTCTTAAACCAGACCATACCGTCAGTTATCTTAGTTGGAGCCGAAGCTCTGGTCAAAAATTGCTTGAAAAATTGCATTTTAGTTTTTGGTTCGCTGTTGGGCGTAGTAGAAAAGATTCAGTTGGGGAGTTATATCCTTT